TCTTCTTCCGCCTGGTGGCCTTGACCGCGGTGATCCCAGGCAGTTCGTGCGTGGTCAGTCGGAGCCGCTTCATCCCCTTCGGGACACCCTTGGAGACCACACCGTGGTCCACCCCGAACGCACTCCTCATGACCTCATCGTCTCAGTGCTGTCACACCATCAGGTCGAGCTCCTCCGCGACCTCCTGGCTCTTGTTGGTCACAGACCCGACGTTCCAGCTGCCGGGCTTCCGCGCAGCGTCCTTGTTCTGGCGCATCTCCTCCTCGATGAAGGTCGGGCCATGGTCTCCAGGGATCATGATCGGGTGCGCCGGGATCGCGCGCTTGGAGACCAGCCGGTAGCACAGCGCCATCGAGCAGATCTCGTCCGGGAGGTGGAACTCCTTCCCGCGCGCGTAGAGCATGTCCACCGAGGCGTACAGGTGGGACTTGTAGAAGATCGGCACCCGCGGAGCCAGCCAGCGGTGGTTCTCGATCGAGCTCACGTACTCGCTGAGCATGTTGTCCCGCTGGGCACCAGTCATCAGGAAGCCCCGCGCGCGACGGTCGATGTAGTCAGCGACCACACCACCGAGCCCAGTGGCGTCGTGGATGCCCTCGGCGTTGTACTCCTTCATCAGCCGGTTGAACTCCCCGATCATCACCGGGTAGGGCAGCCGGCGCATCCGTGACCAGTGCACGACCTTGATCGGGAACCGGGTCACGTCGGCGATCGTGATCACCGTCCAGTCCTGCTCCTTGGCCCAGTCCGCGCCGATCACGTACTCCGCGTCCTGCTTCGGCTCCTCGAACCGGTAGGTCTGCCGCTCCTTGGACACGCTCTGTCGGATGCTCTCCTCGGGCAGCGAGAACATCTTCTCCACTGCCTCGGAGTCGATCGCACGGGAGCCGATGCTGGGCTCACCGAGGTCGTACTCCACCCGCCACATCTCGGCAGGGATCTCACGACGCTTCTGCTCCACGAAGGAGGGCTGCAACCAGCCGTCGATCTCGTTGGAGGTGTCCTTGTAGCACCAGGTGTAGATCGGGAGGTTCTCCTCCTGGAACCGCGCGTACTCGTGCGCGAAGGTCTTGTCCGGGTACTGCCAGGTGGAGCTCATCGCGGTCTGCGCCTCGATGATGTCGCCCTGCCAGTTCTTCTGGGGCATCGGCTGGCCCTTGGCCGCGTCGAAGATGGCCTGGTCCATCTCGTCGATCTCATCGAGCAGCAGGGTGGGCGGGTGCGGTCCTCGGACCGTCTTCTGGGAGGCCGTGAGCGGCATGATCGTGGCTCGGTTGGTGAGCTTGATCCGAGTGGCCGACTCCTCCTTCACCAGGTAGTTCGGAGCGTTGCTGTGCTCCCAGGCGTCGCGGATGGTGTTGTGGATGTTGATCGACTGGTTCAGCGACCCACCGACGATGTTCACATCAGAGCCGGTGATCGCGGCCTTGGTCAGACCCAGGATGGAGAGCAGTCTCGACTTCCCGGACAGACCACGAGAGCCGTGGATCAGGATCTGCGGCTCTCGGTTAAAGTAGGCGGTAGCGAAGGCGTCGAACGGGGCGTCATGGTCTGAGCAGACCTTGTGCCTGGGGATGGTGATCCCCCAGAGGGCCTTGACTACCTCGTAGAGCTCATCATCAGTGCGCGGGCCGCGTCCCAGGATGATGGACATCGACCAGCTCCTTCAGGGTGTACCCGGTCTTGACCCAGGGGACCGAGACCTCCCACTGCCCCGCCGGCGTCTCCACACGGTAGCGCCACCAGATCACATCGGTGTCGGTCGGTGTGAGTTGTACCGCGAAGCTGCCGTCCGGGGCGAGCACCTGTTCAGGTGCCAAACAGGCCCAGGCGATCTCGTCCTGGATCACCCAGAGCCTGCTCGGCATGAACCGGACCAGGCCCTGGACCGGAGAACCATTCGTGTGTTGGAAGGAACCTGTGACAGTCACTGTTCTAGGCACGGGATCCATCCTATTCACTACACCTGAGGCTCAGCAGGCGGGGCGGCTGGCTCTGGTACAGCGTTGGCCTTGGCCGCGACTGCACCCCCAGTCACGATCATCGCCACGATCGCGGTGACCCACTCGCTGGAGGTGATGGTGGTGCCTCCATCGGAGTTGGAGGTCACTGCCGAACCGATGATCACCGCTCCTGGAACGATGAACCCGAGGATGGCCTTCCAGTACTGCTGCCAGACCATGGCACTACCTCACTTCTTCTTGGAGAGCTTCTCCAGCGCAGCCTTCTGCTTCTTCAGCTTCGCGACCAGGGGCTTGTCCTTGGCGTTGGCCTTGATCGCCTTGTCGATGTTCTTGATCGCATTCAGGATGTGCGTGCGCGGGGGTGAGACCTTCTTGGTCGGTGCCGCCTGCTTCACCGTCGCCGCCGGATGCGGGATCTTCACCTCGTTGATGTCCCAGGCCCAGCCGCCGTACTTCAGGTGCCAGACCCGCTCGAAGAAGCCCAAGTCCACCGTCGCCACGACACCACGGCCACCAGCGTCGGTGGACCGGACCTTCCCGTTACCCAGGCTCATCGCCACGTGACCGTGGCCGGCTGAACCACCGGTCCAGAAGACCGGTGCACCACGGGGTGGGTTCCGGTTACCTGGATGACGGTCATTGGTGTTGCGCCAGGCGGTGGCCGCGTCGGGATACCGAGCTCCGACCCCACACCAGATCCGGACCTGCTGCTGGCACATGCCCGGATCGTTGAAGCGGTCGTTCTCCGCGTTGCGTGCGCAGACCGCTGCTGTGTAGACCATCAGTCCTCCGGGTGCTTGTCTACCTCGGGACGCTCGTCGCCTTCACGGTCCTGCGTCTCGGCGACCACGTACTCCGCAGCCTCATTCGGATCGTTGTCTGGCTCATCAACCAGGTCGGGGATCTCCTCGGCCTGGCTGGCCTCCGCAGCGTCCCCGAGCGGTGACTCACTCATCAGACTCCTCGTCCTGGACCTCCGTCGACCGGTCAGCAGGGTTCTCCCAGCCGACGCGCTCGCCATCCTCGTCATCTGGGTACAGGGAGTCCGCCTTGCCCGCGACCCACTCGCCCGCGCGCTCCGCGTCCACCTCACGGTCCGGGTACACGATCTGGCCCGGGATGCCGTTGAAGTCGTCGCCCTCAGGCTCTACGAAGGGCTCCGGCTCGGTCTCTTCGTTGGTCTCGGTGTTCGGGTTGGTGTTCTTCGTAGCCATGTCTTCATCCTCACTCGGTTGACTAGTCACTACGTTCCCTACAACGCCTCTTCCCACACGATGTGCAACTCACCACTGTGCACGTTGGTGGTGACCGATGCCATGTTGGAGTAGTCCTGAGGAGCAGCGTCGGCCTTGGCCGGGTCCTTCCAGTCCAGCCCCATCCCCTTGATCCCGTTGTTCAGGTTGTTGTTGAACGCCGCCGGCAGGTCGAACCACTTCCCCTGACCCTTGGCCAGCTGGCCGAGCTTGGTGGTCTCGTTCTTGTCGATCGCCGTGCCCGGGGCAGGAAGACCGCTCACCGTGCCGTTCGCGCTCCAGAACAGGTAGACGTTGGCATTCGCCGTGCCGGTGTCGTCAGTGCGCTTGATGTAGATCTGAGCGCTCTTGACCGTGGGGGTGCCCTGTTTCCCGATCGAGTCGGTGATCTGGTTCCCGTAGAGCCACAGCCCCAGCGAGCGGGGTGACTTCTGCTGGATCAGGTTCCCGCTCTGGAACCCAGCCGAGCGCCAGGAGCCCGTGCTATTGGGCTGGATCCGGGCCTCCTTGGTGACGATGTTCGGCACATCCACCGAGTTCTTCGGGACATAGATCGCAGCCGGCGTGGCCGCACTCCAGTTCCCCGCGTCATCCAGAGCCCAGCCAGTGAAGTGGTAGGTCTGGTCGCCCTTGATGATGGTGCCGGCAGAGGCGTTCCTGGGCCACTGCTTGATCACCTCCACCGAGGTGTCCTTGTGCACGCCGTAGGAGTTGTAGCGCCACTCGCTCCAGGGCTCGTCCGGGAAGGTGGAGTCCGAGGCCGAGGTGTAAGTGCCACCGAACTGGGTGGTCGGAGGCTTCCCGTTGTAGTCGGTGAGCACCCGGATCAGGCGCGCGTCCGGATCGTTGCTCGCACCAGGCAGTCGCACCGAGACCCG